ACATCAATGTCGGGGTGCAGGTTTCGGTTGGTGGCCTGATCATTAGCGGCACCTATCAGGTGCAGTCTGTGCCGTCTTCGGGCTATGCGGTGATCAATGCCGGCAAGCCGGCGACTATCAGCATCTCGACGCCAGGCGGCTCGGTGCCGGTGTTTGCTATGACGCAGGCCTCGAACGTTGTCACCGTCACCTTCGCCAATCACGGCAAGTTGGCGGGACAGACGTTCACCGTCGAGCGGCCAACGGCGATCGGCGGTGGTCAGCTGTTCGGCCCCTATACCGTGCAGCCGACCAGCCTGACCGGCTCCACGTTCCAAATCCTCGCTTCGTTTAAGGCGGGGTTTAACACCAATCTGGCCGAGAACGGCGGCAAGACGCTCTTGTCGTCGCAGGTGGCTGGGATCGGTTTCGCATCCAATCCGACTGATCTATTGCTATGGGCAATTAGTCGCGACGAATACATGGCGATTCCGAATAAATCCCAGCAGGCACGGCCGACCTCGTTTTGGATCGATCGGCAGGTCGTGCCGGTGATCAACGTCTGGCCAGCGCCGGACAACACCGGACCGTTCGAGCTGCGCTATCGCCGCTCGCGGCAAATCCAGGACGCCGATATCATCAACGGCCTGCAGCTGCAGGCGCCGTTCCGGTTTCTGGAGGCCTACACCGCGGAGCTGGCCGCCATGCTGGCGACCAAGTTTGCACCCGACCGCGCGGTGCCGCTGACGGCCTATGCGGGCATGAAATGGCAAGAGGTGGCGGGCGAGGACCGCGAACGGGTATCGACCTACATCGTGCCAGATTTTGCGGCCTACTATGGGTAAGGGCCTCACCCGCAACTATGCTGACCTCAATAAGCCGCAGCCGATCGGCTACTGCGACCGCTGCAACCATCGCTATTGGCTCGGTGATCTGCGCTGGCAGCACGACTTTCGCGGCCCGCAATTGGCTAATCTGCGCATTCTGGTGTGCGGGACCTGTGAGGACCGGCCGCACCATCACCTACGACCGATCGTCATCCCGCCTGATCCGCGGCCACTGAAGCACCCGCGCCCTGGTTATGTGACGCAGCAGGCAGGCCCCGCGCCGCCGCCGTTCTTCCCATTCGAGCCATTCGAGGCGGTGCCGCCGTTCGTCGAACCGCTGTTTGACTTCCTGACCGACGACCTGGGGAACGTCATCACCGATGATCTCGGCAAGCCGATCATGCTTGACCGGGGACAGGCGGCGCCACCACCACCCCCGCCACCACCGCCGGCTGAGCTGTTCGCGTATCTCACCGACGATCAGGGCAACATCATCACCGACGATCAGGGCGTCCCGATCATGGTCGACGCGGGACCTGGAACGACGCCGGTGCCTCCGGGTGGGCAGCAAGGGCAGTTGGATTTCTCCGACCCAGACAATACGCAATACCTACCGGTGATCTCGTGATGGCGCGATGGATCGTTGCTCTTCTCCTGCTCTTGGTATCGGTCCCGGCGCACGCCGACGGACTGAAGATCAAAGACGCCGACGGCGCCAATCAGCAGATGAACGTGAAGGCCAATATCGGCGGCCAGTTCTCTAACCGCGGTATTACCTGCGACGCGACTGATCCGAACACCTGCGCGCCGGTTTCTGCGACGCTTGGACTCTCTGTGCTCGCGACCGGTAAGGGTACCGCAGGAACTGCTGACGCTGGCGTGCTGACGATTCAGGGCATCGCGTCGATGACGCCGGTGATCGTCAACAACGCGACGGCGGCAAATCTGAACGCGACCGTGGTCGGTGCTGGGGCAGCGGGTACGGCGAATGCTGGCGTGATGACCGTCCAGGGTATCGCGGGCATGACCCCGGTCTCTGTCTCGGTGCAAGCCGGCGGGTCTGTGACGGCAATCCAATCCACCGCGGCGAATTTGAAGACGCAGGCGACTGGCGCCGGCACCGCAGGCACCGCTGACACCGGGGTGCAGACGGTGCAAGGCATCTCGGGGATGACCCCGCTGATCGTCAACAATGCCAGCGCCGGCAATTTGCTGGCGACGGTATCCGGCACGGTCACCGCTGTCCAAGGCACCGGGTCCAATTTGCACATGGTCTGCGATAGTGGCTGCTCGGCTACCGGAGCGCCGGCCGATCAGGGGGCATTTACCTTCGGCTCGTCATCGCAGACGCCGATCGGCGCGGTATATCAGACGACGGCGACGTCCAATCCATTGACCTCGGGTCAGATGGGCGCGGTGCAAGCGACGATTAACCGCGCACTGCATGTCAACCTGCGCAACGCAACGGGGGCTGAGGCCGGGGTCGCTGCTGTGCCGCTGCAGGTCTCGCTTGCCAACACTGCTTCCAACGCCACACCGGTCACCGTCAGTCAGGCCGCGGCGGCCAATCTGAACGCGACCGTTATCGGTGCCGGCACCGCCGGCACGGCCAACGCGGGCGTGCTGACGGTCCAAGGCATCGCGTCAATGACGCCGGTGCAGGTGTCGCAGGCGACGGCCGGGAATCTTAACGCGACCGTGGTGCAGAGTACCGCAGCGAACCTGAACGCTAAGGTCACCGGCGCGGGTACTGCAGGCACGCCTGACACCGGCGTGCAGACCATCCAGGGCATCGCCTCGGGGACGGCGGTCACCGTGGCACAGTCGTCTGGCGCCAGCCTGCATGTTTCCTGCGACAGCGGTTGCTCGTCCTCGACCGCACCGGCCGACGCGTCGACCTTTACATTCAGCACCACCTCGCAGACGCCAATCGGTGGCGTGTTTCAGACCACCGCGACAAACAACGCGCTGACCACCGGCCAGATGGGCGCGTTTCAGGTCACCGCGAATCGCGCGCTGTTCACCAACCTGCGCAACGCGTCGGGCACGGAAATCGGCACTTCGACCACGCCGGTACAGGTCTCACTGGCTAACACGGCAGCCAATGGCACGGCGGTGCTGGTGACGGCGGCGCAGAGCACAGCGGCCAACTTGAACGCGACTGTGGTGCAGAGCACGGCGGCGAACCTCAATGCCAATGTCAGCCAGGCCACCGCGTCGAACCTAAAGACGCAGGCGACGGGAGCAGGCACTGCCGGGACGTCAGACACCGGCGTGATGACAGTCCAGGGCATCGCCTCAATGACGCCGATCCAGGTAAGCCAGTCGACGGCGTCGAACTTGAATGCGACGGTGTCCCAGGCCACCGGCACCAATCTGCACATCGTCTGCGACAGCGGCTGCACGACCACGACAGCGGCGGACAAGAGTACCTTCACCGCCAGCACCTCGCCGCAGACCCTGGTGGGCGGCTTTTTCCAGACCACCGCCACCTCCAACGCACTCACTACCGGGCAGCAGGGTGCGTTTCAGGTGACGGCGCAGCGGGCGCTGTTTTCCAACCTGCGTGACGCCTCCGGCACCGAGGTCGGCACGTCCACCACTCCCCTGCAGGTGTCGCTCGCCAACACCGGTGCCAACGGCACGGCGCTCGTAGTCAGCCAATCCACCGCGGCCAACCTGAATGCCACCGTGGCGCAGGCGACTGCGGCTAATCTGAAGGCGACGGTGAACCTGCTCGGCAATGGTGGGGCGGTGCTGGACTTTGCCGGGCAGAACGCGGTGTCCCCGGCCAACGCCATTCTCACCGGCTGTCAGTTCAACACCGCGCCGACCGCTATTACCTCCACCCGCTCTTCGCCGGTGCAGTGTGACAGCGGCGGCAACACGCTGGTCACCGTGAATACCCAGTTGCCGCCGGGCTCGAACACGATCGGCGCCGTCACTCAGGCGTCTGGTCCGTGGACGGTGCAGGGCTCGTCCGGCATGACGCCGGTGCAGACCACCGTCGCGCCGACGTCCGCCTCCGCCGCCGGTATTACTTCTGTGGTTTCCAGTGCGGCTGAGAATAATCACGTGCTGAAGGCCAGCGCTGGCAATCTGTACAGCGTCTACGCGACCAACCTGACATCGACTGCTGGGTTCCTGCTGGTGCTGAATTCCACCACGTCACCAGCAGATGGCGCAGTCACGCCACTCGCGTGCGTGCCGCTACCGGCGTCGAGCTACGCACAGATCGACTATTCCCCGGGGCCACCGCAGGTGTTCTCCACCGGCATCACTGCGGTGGTTTCCAGTGCAACGACCTGCTTTACCAAGACGACTGGCACCATCACCGCCTTTATCAACGGACGCACCGGATGAGAGCGTTACTTAGTCGCCGTTCGCTAGGCGCACTTTTGTTGGCGTTTCTGCTGCCCTGGCGCGCGCGGCGGTCAGAGGGCGCGATCGGTGCCGGCGGAGGTGCGGCTGGCGGGTTTAAGCGCGACGCATTCACTCAGGGGTTCAACATCGGCAGTCAGGTGCGTCCGACGACAATCGGCTGGCGGGCGCGTTGATGGACATCCACGATGGCTGAGCAAACCTGGTCCTCGCTGATGCAATCCTGTGCCATTGCAATGGGGCGTTTGCCGTCGCCTGTGCCAACCACACCGGTCTACGACACGCTGTTCCTCGCCCAGTTCCCGATTGCCGTAAGTACCGCCGAGACGCGCATCTACCATGAAATTCCTTTCATCGCGTCGTATGTCGAGGACAGTTCTGCGTCGACCACCACGGGATCGCGTGTCATCGATCTGTCCGCGACCCCGCTGCCGCTGGTTACGCCGGAAGTGCTTCGCCTGGTGGTCAATGGCGGGCTGATTCCCTTCGATCGGGTCAGCATCGATTTCATCGATCGCGTCTGGCCCAACGAATTCACCACCATGATGCCATCGCTGACCTGGCAGGGCGGGCGCTATTGGGCGCTGCGTGACGCGACCAGCGTGGTGATCGCACCAACGCCGGACAATGCTTACACGGTCAGACTCGGTGGGTTGTTTGCCGCCTCACCGATGAGCGTAACCAATCCCTCAACCTATCTGTCGCGTCAGTATCCCGAGCTGCTGCAGGCGGCGATCTGCGTATTTCTTGCGGGCGCGCTCAATCGTAACTACGGCGCTGCGGCCGACGAAACCGGCCAGGCGCTCAGCTGGGAAGCGCTCTTCACGAAACACCTAGCCGCGGCCAAGGGTGAGGAGATGCGCCGCCGCGGCATGTCCGACGCGGATAGGAGAGCCGCATGACTACGTATACCCAGTCGAACGGCTTTGCGGTGCTGCAGCCGTTCGATCCGTCGATTCGCAATTCCTGGGGCGCGCCGAACAGCACCAACGCGACCTTGGAGGACCAGTCGCTCGACGGGCTCGTGACAATCGATATCTCCAACCGGCTCGATTACACGCTCACCGTTGGCAATGGTGTGCCCGACGAGCGGCGCTATCGGATGAAGACTTTCATCGGCACGTTGGCGAGCGCCTGCAATATTCACATGCCGAACGTGCAGAAAATCGGCTACGTGCGGAACGCGACCACCGGTGGGCAGATACTGACCCTGACTGCTGGCGGCGGGACAACGCTGACCGTGCCCAACGACAATCTCTGGTATCTCTACTGGACCGACGGCTTCACCAATGTCTCGTCGCTGAACGTCGGCGTCGGCGGACAAACCACGACCGGCGATCTGACCGTCGGCGGCAGCGCAAACGTCACCGCGAACATCTCCGCCGGCGGGGCTATCGCCTCGGGTGGCGGCATGTTCTCCGCGTCAGGTGGCATCACCGCACAGGGCACCGACCAAGGCGGCGCTCAATTCCGCGCCATCGGTGGCGGGCGCGCCATGTTCATCCATAACGACGGCTCCTCCACGTTCTTCATGCAGACGGCGGCTGGCCAACCGTTCGGGTCGTGGGACAGTCTCCGGCCGTTCTCTTGGAACATGAGCACCGGCGCGGTGTCGATCGACGGTACCCACGCCGGAACATCGATCGGCGGCGCGCTTATCGTGGGCGGTACGACGGCGTGTAATGGCGGCCTGACAGTCTCCGGCGCGCAGCGGGTGTTGAACGACGGCGGCACTTACGCGATCAACATCACCGGCTCAGCCGCCACCAATTCGGGTGGCACGGTCAACGGCAGCCAGACCATTACCGGCAACCTGACCGTCAACGGTCGAACGAATTTCGGCACCGGTGCGCAGTTCTACGCCGAGCCGAACGCGTCGGGTAATCAGCAGCTCAACTTCGCCTCCGGTCAGTATATACAGTACCATGGCGGCGGGGGCGCCGGGTTCACCGTCAACACCTCGGGCGGCATTACGCTCACCGCGACGGACCTCACCGCCCCGGCAATCACCGCCCCATCGCTCACTGCGTCCGGCACGGTCTCGGGGAATTTGCTCACCGCTCCAACTGTCACCGCGCCGACGATCAATGCGGGCAGCGGCGCGCACATACTCAATGCGTCCGGGGCCTTCCTGACGACCCTCGCCGTGACCGGGAGTGTATCGGTCAGCACTACCCTCAATGTTAGTGGCCTGGTCTCTCTCGGCGGCGCAGCCGCGATCAGTGGCAACGGCTGCTACGTCATCCAACCATCCGTTGCGACCACGCCAGGCGCATGGGGTCCGGTCGCGATCGGTTGCAACGCATCGAACTCCTATGTCGGCCAGGGTTTCTTCACCACGTCTGATGCCCGCGCCAAGGAAGCCATCGAAACCATCTCCCCCGCGCGAGCGCGCGAGTGGATCGACCGTGCCAGGCCGGTCACCTTTACCTGGAAGGGCGGCAAGGACTCCTCGGGCTTTATCGCCCAAGAGGAATGGATCAACGGACGCGGCGCCGCGCTGGTGCCGGTGCCGGACGCGCGCCCCGAATACGCCGAGAGCGACGGCACTGTAGCGGGCGGCTATCGCCTGACGCGCGACTATGCGCACGACGTCGCCTACCTAACTGCTGCACTGCAACACGTCATGCGTGAGCTGGATGAACTGAAGGCCGCGACGGCAGGTGACACCCGTGGCTTACCGTGACCTCACCCTGGAGCCAGGGGTCGACGTCCAGAACACCCCGACGACTAACCAGACCAAGCTGAATACATCTCGGCTAATCCGGTTCCGTTCGGGTCTGCCGGAAAAGCGTGGCGGGTGGCAGCAACTGACCGCCGAACGTCTGATCGGCACCTGTAGCGGGCTGCATGCCTTCGATGATCTCAAGGGCAACTCCTACATCGTCGCCGGTACTGAGCAGCGGCTGGAAGTGTTCACCGGCGGCGTGATCGATGACATTACGCCCTTACAGGCGACCACCAATCCGCTGCCGGCCTTCTCGACGCAGGGTGGGTCCACCGCGGTCACCATCGATGACCCGGACCACGCGCCGCAGATTGGCGACTGGATCAGCATCGCCACACCGGTCTCGATCGACGGGCTGATCCTGTTTGGTATCTACCAGGTATCGGGTGCCGGCGGCGGCACGGAATACACCGTCGAGGCAGCGACACCCGCGACGTTTACCACGTCGGGCGGGGTGGTGCCGACCTACACGTCGACCGGCGGCAGCGCGGTGATCACGGTGGAATTCCCGCAACACGGTCTTGCCGTCGGCTCGCCCTATAATGCGGTGGTCCCGACCACGTTTTCCGGCGTGACGGTCGAAGGGCTCTATGCCGTGGAGACTGTGCCGGACAGTTCGCACTTTACCATCAGCGTTACTGACACCGCCTCTGGCGGCGCCACCGTGCCGCTCAACGGCGGTGCGGCGCAAATTCGCTACCTGCTGCAGACCGGCTTTGCGCAGGACACCGCGCTCTCTGGTTATGGCGGCGGCGACTACGGCGCCGGAGACTATGGTGGGTCGCTCGCGTCCGAGCAGGCGATCCAACCGATGCGGCAGTGGTCGCTGACCAACTGGGGCGCGGTGCTAATCGCCAGCCCGAGCGGCGGTGGAATTTATCAGTGGACCCCACCGGCCATCGTGCCGGCCGCCATTGTCTCTCCCGACGCGCCGACCGCGAATACCGCGGTCTTCGTCATGTCGCAGGCCCGGATGGTGGTGGCGCTGGGCGCCGAAGTGTTTGGCCAGCAGCAGCCGATGCTGGTGCGCTGGTCGACCAACGGCGACTACACCGACTGGGTGCCGACCGAGTTCAATCAGGCCGGCTCGTTTACCATCCCGCAAGGCAACCGCCTGGTTGGCGGCCTTCCCACCGGCCTCGGTGCCATCCTCTGGACTGATCTTGGCGCCTGGTCGATGACCTATATGGGCCTGCCGTTCGTGTTTGGATTTCAGCCGATCGCGCAGCGTTGCGGGCTGCTCGGCATGCGCTGCTTTGCGGTGCTCGGACAGGTCGTGTTCTGGCTATCGCCGCATGGCTTCTACATGATGAGCATCGCTGGCGGCGCGCCGCAGCCGGTGCCGTGCTCGGTCTGGGACATCCTCTACAACAACTGGGACCTCAACCAACCCGGCCTGTTTCACATGGGCGTCAACGCGACCTACAACGAATTCGAGCTGTTCTTTCCGATCGACCCTGCGTCAGACCTCTACGTTGCGGGCAGCGTCACCCGCGGCTCAGTCAAGTTCAACGTGGTGGAAAACGCCTGGGATTACTCGATCTCGCCGCAGCTGCAGCGCACCGCCTGGGTCGGCCATACGCTGCAGGCTGGCTCCGCGCCAGGCATCCCGCTTGGCACCGATCCGTCGGGACTGATGCTGCAGCACGAGATTGGGCGCGATGACAATGGCACAGGCATAGCCTGGTCCTGGCAGACCGCGGACTTCTTCCTCGGCGAGGGCGAGGACATGGAGTTCGTCGATCAGTTCATTCCGGACTTCATCACCTTGGGCGAGCCGCAAATTCGCATCTCGCTGCTGTTTCGCAACCTACCGTCGGACGATTACAGCGTCGTCGGGCCGTTCGCCTGGTCGCCGCACGCGGCGTACATCCCGCCGTTCGCCGGGCGCGGTCGTCAGATGGCGATCTTGGTGGAGGGCAACGACATCGGCTCCTTCAACCGGCTGGGAAAGTTTCGCTATCGTGTCGCGGCAGATGGCAGGGGTTATTAGTGTCCGGGTTTCTTCCACCCGACGTGTCCAGCATCGTTGCTCAGCAGATCAACGGCAACCAGCTGCTGGCCGAATTGGCGTTGGTGCTGCGCGGAGTCAGCGTCGCGACCGGCAGCATCGGCTATGCACAGCTGCCGGCCTCGCTGCAGCAGGTGCCCATCGCGTTTCCATTTACCGGCGTGCCGGCAGCCGGCGAGATGCAGCACATCGTAATGGCGTCCAGCATCTCGATCCCTGCTGTGCTGGCCGGGTCTCAGGTGTATGACGTGACCCCGCCGACAGCGAACGCGGTGTTCACCTTTAACCGCATCCGCGGCGGGGTGACCACGCTGATCGGCACGGTGACTATCACGCCGGCAACCAACACGTCCGCTGTCCTGGCTGGTCCTGGCGCGTCGCTGATTGTAGGTGACGTGCTGCAGCGCGTCGCCCCCGCCGTGGAGGACCCCACGTTGGCGGACGGCTGCATCACCCTGATGGCACTGAGGGCATAGGTATGGCGATCGGAACCGTCAAAGCGCCCTCGGCGCTCTCCACGGAGCAGCAGGACAACAACACCAACGCGATCAATGAGGGAGCAATCCGCAACGCTTCGGAAAGCGCGTTCTCCATCAGTGTCTCGCCGAACGGTGTGAAGACGGGCAACTACACACCGGCCGCCGCGAACCTCGATGATCGCGGCTGTATCGTGCCGTTCAACGCGGCATCGGCCGCCAACTTCACCATCCCGCCCAACAGCTCGAACGCCTATGCCGTCGGCAACGTGCTAGGGCTGGTCTGGCTCTCGGGTGCGGCTGGGCGTCCAGGCTTCGTGGCGGGTAGCGGTGT